AGCTGAAGCATTACCATCTTTTATACCACCATCTTTATACATCATTCTTTTTTTACTTTTCATACTATTCTCCTTTTTAAATTAGGTGGAGGAATACTTAAACTCCTCCGATTTGGTATCAGTTAATACCGTAGACTGTATTATTAACCAGCTTGTGTGGTTGTAATTCCGTCTTGAACTTTACACTGTCCGTTTAAATACCAGTTAGTGCCGTCAGACCATACATGGACAAAATCTCCATGAACAGCTTTATTAGCTACTAATGAAATAGTATCTGCGTCTGTAACTGTAGCTACACTACCTGCTGCATCTTCCGGAGAAGATACGTTACCCACTATAATATTAGCACTTGATGCTGTTACTATTGTGTGAGTTCCTGTAGGTTCTGTTGCTCCAACATAAAACCAATACTCTAAACCTGCTGCTGGAGCTGGTAGAGTTGAGACTTTAGCTGCTGCTACATTCATAACAAAACGTGTGCCTGACTCTGCTGCTGTAATTACATTAGCTGCAGTTACTGCTTCAGTGTCTGAAGGTTTCTGAATTTTTTCAGCTAATACACGAACATCAACTGTTCTTGCTGAATTACGTCCAGTATCTCTTATATTTTCAATTGTCATATTATTTACTCCTGTAAAATTTATGTGTTAAAAAAGAAAGGGAGGCTTTGACACCTCCCAATTCTATTTAGTCAATACCGTAGAATGCACTTACTAAAGCTTCGTCTCTAAGTACTTTCGCACCATAGACATGTAAGCCTCTAACAATGTCACCAAACGATGTTGGGTCTCTCAACACTTCTGTTGAAAGGATTGTGTTAGCAGTTGCAGTTGAAGACATGTGACCAGCCATAACTTTACCAGCAGCATTAGATGTTGCAGCAATGTTGTTTGACTTGTACATATCAAATCCACGTAATTTTCCACTTGATACTAGTCCATTTCTAATAGAACCTTGTCCACCATTATAGTCGACAGATAATAATTTAGAGCTAGATTGTCCTAGAACTTCGTAGAACTCAGGACTTGCAACAAACCATCTACCTTCTTCAGGTACATTCTGTTCGTCTAATAGTCTTGCCATTCTACCCATAAGGTCTAGTGGGTCGTGTTCGCTAGAACCAAAACCAATATCTAAGTTACCTGTTCCATCAAAAGTTCCTGCTGCTAAATCTGTAGCATTGTCAGAACCTAAAATGTGATTAGGTGATGAAGCTGAACAACCAGCAAACATAGTTGCTAATACAGCAGCGTCATATGAATCTTTCAATGCATAAGCAGCTGATGAAGAAGCAATCTCTTTGAAGTTGACATGTGACATATTAGTTTCAATATCATCTACGATGAATTTGAAAGCTTTAGCACTATCAACAACCAAAGTGATTTCTTGGTCTGTTAGTCTAGTTTCAGTTGTGTCGCTATTTCTTGTGTAATCTGACACTGAAATAACTGGTTCTTTTATAATTTTTACTGAGTCTCCGAAAGAGGATATCTCACCGGCATAGTCGGTGTTTGTGATAGCTTCTACTACTGAGGCTTTCCTAAAAAAGTTCATTACCTTTTTAGAATAAACCGAAGGTAGGAAGAAACTATTAGTTTGTCCACTTACAGAGTTACCAAAGTTGGCGTTTGTATCAGTACTCGGTTCAAAAAATTGAGCCATGATTTTCTCCTGTTAAGTTAAAATAGTTTAATCTGATATTAGCCCGTTCTGCATAGCATCTGATATTGCAACTTCATGCTTATCAAACTCTTGTACAGTCATGGCTTCTATCTCCTTTAAAGACCAGACTTTCTGTTGATTTGGTTCTATACTTTGTGTTTTAGTAGAGACCATATCTGCAGCAGATTGTCTTGTCGGTTTTTTAGAAGAAGACTTAGTCTTAGGAATATCTATACCAATATCTTTTTTAAACAAATCTAGAGCACGTGAAGCTAAATCGGCATCGTCAGCGTTTGAGTATATCCAATCTTGAATAGACTTAGGCTGTTCTTTTGCCCAATCATGGAAGTCATCGCTGTTTCTGATATCTTCAAAATCAGGATGTCTTTCATTTAACCTTTGTTCTGCACTTTGTCGTACTAACTGATTCTCGCGTTCTTGGAGTTTACTAAGGCGTTCTTCTAGAACTTTTGCTTTAGTCTCAGATTGCATATGAGCAACAGTTTCTACAACTTCGTACACATCAGGATAGTTATTTTTAAACTCTTCTAGTTCTTCTGGAGATTTAGGAGCTTTATAATCAGCTCTATTGCTAGTAGCTTCTTCTATTAACTCTTGTTCTCTAGATTTAAACTCGTTAAGTTTACTATCGTAATGTTTTTTTAAATCATCGTAGCGTTTCTTGTAGTCTGGTTTTTTATAAGGAGTATCCTTAGTAGTTGCCAGTTCTTCAACATTAACACTTCCTTCAGCTTACTTCAGTTATGTCATTAATTAAAAAGCTTGTTCTGTGGCTCTTCAAAATATACGTTATTTGATGATTCAAAAGGTTTTTCATCAACATTGTGCCAATCTTTTTTTGCATTATAAGGGTTTGGTACTTCTTCTCTTTTGACTTTATTAGTCATCTTCTTTCTCCTAATTGGGGCTTTGTTCACAAGGTAGCTCTATGTCGACTAGAGGGCTTGTATTGTAAAGGTAGCC